CTGCAGCGCGCTACGAACGCCAACTCGGCCTCGATGATGAAGCCCAAGGAGATCAAGAAATTACAGACATTTATGAACAAAGTAAAGGACAAGGACTTTAAGGCAATTGGAGAGTTCGTGAAGGAGCTCAATGTCCAAACGACTAAAGTGAACAAGAGTAAGGCCGCAGCGGTCGAGATGATGATGACACAACTAAAGTCGTCACCGGATCCCTTCCTGCGCAGGGTTGGTCAATTTGGCAAGAAGAAGGTGACGACATGGAAGGGCCCGGGCCTCGCCCCGGGGGCGAAGGCGACCCGACTGGCAGAACTCGAAGCCCAGGAGGTAGCTATCAAGAAGAGAATTGAGCATGGGGAGCGCCTGGGCGTCAAACCCCGACTTCTTAACGATCTAAGAGCCACACTCGGGACGACCTCCGCGGCGAAGGCGAAGAGTGTGGCTGCCGTGTAGTTAAGACGGACCTTGACATCTGAATATTCTTATCGAAGGAACAAGGTCCTCAAGGGCAGCCAGACAAAAAAGAACCTACATGTCTCTCTAGGTAAGGTGCTCTCCTACTTTGTTGGCAAGTCCCTGACCCGCACTGAACAGTTCGAGGAGATCCAGATGATCTTCTATGCCTTCAACGAGTCCGCCTCATATCTCCATGACTGCAATATAGCCCAGTTCCCGATAAACATAGAGGACTTGGGCAAGCAGCTCACGGACCAGTTCAACAATTCTGGCAAGATGAGCATCAAGCAGCTATTGCAGTTGTTGAACAGCTCCTTTTTATTGGATCAGGGCGCACCAGGTTATGGATTTTCTAAGATCTGGAAGGGCGGCGCGAAGGGACGGGTGAAGGGCAAGGATCGTGAGAGAACGCTCGCACCCAGGTTCGCCAAGAAGAAGGGCACGGCAAGACACATTGCGATCCAGGATGAGAAACAAAAGGTGCTGAAGAGGGCGTATGGATTGCATGGTGACGATGATGATGCCGGAGCGACCTTTAAGCTACCACAGGTCTCCCTGCGTATTGAGTCGGTGCCGATGCTGGGTGCGACTAAGTCGATCCTCAAGATCCATGTGTTCGATCAGAAGTGCACTACAGGTGAGACACTACACAGGATCCTCGATGGATTCTCTTCCAGCGGCATGACCACCAAGATGACGCGCCAGACGCCCGATTATAGCCCCCGCGGCGCTCGCCATGCTGACATCCATGCGATGCAGTTGGCGACCCTCGCAGGGCCGCCTCATTCGGCCATCTCTGAGGTCGACGTCGGTGGAGAGGCCATCGGTGACATCGTCGCGGCACTAGGATTGAAGGATGAACCAGAGGCAAAAAGTCTTCTGAAGGATGTGTACATTATCGACGTTAAGTCTCCGAATCGCCTCAAGAACATCTACTCATCCCTATTTCCGACTTTCGTGTACGGAGGTGTCCACTCTGCCATCATCTCAGCTAAGCTCGCCACTGAGAATAATAGTGCCCTGGCCACTGTCCGTATGACGGGTGGGAAAACCCCAACCCCGGGCGCATCCGGTGTGGATCCTGGGCTGCCCACTCGAATAACACCCACATCACTCGAGATAGAGACTTTCGGCTGCCCATATTTTGCCATCGGCCAACAATTCTTCCTGGACTTCAATACCAACACCACAGCCGATAATTTTTACTCCGTGCATGGGGTGTCCCATAACATTGAACAAGGTAAGTTCACGACAACTGTTAGAATGAACACTCTCGCCACATTTGGCAAGTGGACATCCACACTGGATGAGCTCAAGACTCTCATCGGCGCCGCTGCCTACGCTTCGTTACAGAAAGAGTAGATTAGGTGTATTCTTTGGTGTGACTGTGTAGGATATCTACATGGACGTCTTCTTACAGCTCTCAGGCTCGGACAGGGTTTTTCTTGAGGAAATATTTCTGCCAGCCATTGATGAGGTGTCGTTATCAGTGTCGGGCAGATCTGAGCTCTCTGACTTCTTTAAGATACTAGGCCTCCCGGAGATAAAAGGGATCCCAGAGAGATACGTGCAGCTGTGTGAGACCCTGGGCCTCATGGGAAGGGATGTCCTACAGGTGATTCCAGCAGGCATATTGAAGGACCACATAAAAGATGCCATTAATGCCCTGCAGAATGCTCTCTGTGAAACAGAAGCTGCCGAATACTTGGTAACCTATTTGTCAATCAAGAGGTTCCTTCAGGGATTACAGAAGTCCTGTATCGACCCCCGAGTGTTATCCCAATTAATTGGGTCGACCATACATGAGACAACGAGGTCTGCGTTGAATAGTTTTATGCCTGACGAGGCCGGCCATTCTGATCCGATCCGTTACTCAATGATCAACACAGTCACCGGGAGGATGACTGTAGAGTCAGGTCCACAGATTTTGACCGCACCCGCTGAAGTTAGGAAATGTATTAAGAGTAGATATGTGTCTGGAAAAATTCTGCAGATTGATATCGTCTCTGTTGAGCCCAAATTTGCGCTCCACGTGAGTGGTAAGACACCGCCCAAGGATGTCTATGATCACATCGCTAGGGTGATACTGGAAAATAGGGTCTCGAGATCCCAGGCGAAGCTGATAACGCTCTGTGCTCTATACGGCCAGTCAGCTCGAAAATTGGCGGAGCAGCTTCCGGAGGGTGTCAATCCTAGACATGTTATTCAGAGGACGAGACAATTTTTTGATAGTGACCGCCTTGAGTCTAGACTTAAATCAGAGAGAAGGAACGGAATGATCAGGAATGTTGTCGGTAGGCCCATCCGGGTGTTGAGTGATGATTCTCATCGCCTGATCAGTTATTATCTCCAGAGCTCTGCTGCTGAGGGGTCCCTTCTCATGTTCGCCAGATTCATTCAGGAGACAGACTTGACCTGTATTCCGCTATACGTCATTCACGATGCACTGATACTAGACTGTGAGGAAAAATCAGCTCAGAGACTTCTCGATGATGATCATTTTAAGTTCTCTTTAGGGGATTGGGAGTTTGATGCTAAAATCAAGCAGGTGGGGGATAATTAATAGCATGGATGAGAGAGTACTAAAGAGAAAGATTCGGACGTTCATATCTGAGATCCTGCGTGAAAAGGTTGAGGATAATGTCACCAAAAAGCCCAAGGATAAAAAAAGACAAAAGAAAAAGGCAGCTTCTGGTGAAATACGAATAGCGAAGGGTGCCGTGGGTAGCGGCGCCTTTAAGCGGTGGGTGAAAGAGGGAGGCGCTCGAGCGGAGAAGGAGCCCAAGCAACTGATGGCAGATCTAGGCGTGAGATCCGGTACCACCGGCGATGATTTACAGCAGGCACTGCGAGTGCTTAGAACAGCTCTCAATTTCCACTCGACCATGCGCGAGTCTTACGGCGGCGTGCGAGAAATTCAAGAGAAATTACCGAATGGGGAAACAGTAAAAGTTCTGGCAGTGTACATGGCAGGACTGGATGATCGGAACGGCAAAAAGTTCTTATCCCACACCTTGGTAGGTGCCAAAAGAGCAGGTTTCTTGAATCTGCAGGGCGGACTAGAGATAGGTAGAGGTCAGACAGCACCTATTGTGATCTATTCTGTTTAAACAGTTGCCCTCCTAGTGCTATGATTAGACTATGAGCGCAGAAAATCTTGTAGAACAGTATGAAAAGTATTGTGATGTCCTAAGCAAGGTGTCTGATAGTGGGTCTGTAGCCCGTCTCTCTGAGGCGATTGGTGATCGACTAGTGCTAGCACCTCGTGGACTCACAGCAGAGGATGGCGGAGTTCCTGGGGGCCTCGTTGAGTTTAGTCTGAGGGCGGCCAGTGCTGCTAAATCGATGAGCAGACACTTTGGAGACCCCAAGACCCTGGTCAGGGTGAGCTTATTGCATGAGTTAGGTAAGTTAGGAGATCTGTGTGAGGGAGGTGATCTTTTTCTTCCCCAGGAATCCGACTGGCATCGGGAGAAACTAGGCCAGATGTACAAGTATAATGATGTGTGTTCGAGGATGAATGTGGGTCACAGGACACTCTGGATTCTCTCTCATCTCAACTTCGATCTCACGAGAGAGGAGTGGATGGCGATTAACGTCTCACAGGGACTTCACCTCCAGGAAAATCAATTCTATGCCTCATCAATTGATGGCATCGCCGCAGGTCTTTTAGCTGCGAGGTTGGCAGTACTGCATGGTGAGTGATATTTATTATCATGGAATTACTCAGAAAATTTATCAGGATCATCATAAGAGAAGCTGCTGATGAGAAGGCAGATGAGGAACTTTTGACTGAGCCTGATGAGCCTATTGATCATGAGAGAGATGACGAGGCCTCGGTTGTGGCCTCAATAAGAGGTGTGGCCACACCGCTGGGCACCGGCCCTACATATCCCAATAGCAAAGGTAGAAGAAAAAAGAGGAAGCTCCCAACTGGCTGGCAGAAGTCCAATCCAACTGACTAAAAGATTTGAACATTTAACTTAGATAATTTAGATTTAATTGTGGTTAACACCACATTGTAATTTGACCATTAAACATATAAGGAGTTAAAAATGGCAATTGACCTTGAAGCAATTCGTAACAAGCTAAATCAGCTTTCCGGAAACAACAGTCGTAGAAGTGTGATGTGGCGCCCCCAGGAGGGCGAGGAAGTCACTGTCAGAATTCTATCCTTTCCCGACAATGATGGCCAGCCCTTTAAGGAGCTCTGGTTCTACTATAATATCGGAAACAATCCCGGGCTTCTGGCTCCTTACCAGCTAGGCCAGCCGGATCCCATTCAAGAGCTCATCAACAAGTTGCGCGACGACGGTTCCAAGGAATCGTACGAACTAGCCAAGAAGCTCTACCCGAAGATGCGGTGTTACGCACCGGTGGTCGTACGTGGTGAGGAGGATAGGGGAGTGCGTATTTGGGCATTTGGAAAGACAGTGTACCAGTCCCTTCTGAACATCATGTTGGATGAAGATTACGGTGATATTACAGACCCTGCGACTGGCCGTGATGTCAAGGTAGTGTGCACCAAGGCACCGGGACGTAAGTGGGCATCCACAGAGGTCCGCCCCCGGGGGAAGCAGACCCTCCTGGCGGAGACGACACAGGCCCGTGAGTGGATTAATAACATTCCATCGCTAGATGATCTTTATACGCTTAAGGCGTATGAGGAGCTGGAGAAGATTGTTAATGACTGGCTCAATGGTGATGACGACGCCGAAGACGATGCGGAAACGCTAGGTACCTCACGGGGAGAAGTGGAGTCCAGCGATGCGACCTCAGAACCCAAAAAGTATAAGAGTCTAGATGATGCATTTGCGGATCTAGAGGACCTCTAATTCAGGAAGTAGAGTGATGAATAAGTCGGACGACTTCGGTCGTCCGACTTCTTTTGAACACTAAAGTGTAGAAGTCTATGGTTGTATCACTAAATGGAGATACGGATGAGTAAAAAGAAGGATACAAATGACTTCACAGATGATCTAATTACATCTCTCAATAAGGAACACGGATCAAGGGTCGCGTATAATTTAGCACACGATACCTCACCCACACATGTAAACCGCTGGATTAGTACTGGATCCCGTCTTCTAGACTACATTGTTGCTAATAGACAGGGAGGCGGCCTTCCAGAAGGTCGGATTGTAGAGGTTTTTGGCCCGCCAGGCATAGGCAAGTCACATATTGCAATTCAAGTTGCGCGTACCACCCAACAGATGGGTGGGATCGTTGTTTATATCGATACAGAGAATGCAACCTCGGTTGAGAATTTATCACTTTTGGGTGTTGATATCACCAAACGATTCGTATACGTTGACACACACTGCACAGAGGAGGTGCTTTCCATTGCTGAGTCCACCATTCTTAAGGCGAAGGCGATGGACAAGGATGTGCCCATCACCATCATTTGGGACTCAGTTGCTGCATCCTCTCCTAAGGCTGAGCTCATCGGTGATTATGATAAAGAGTCCATCGGGTTGCAGGCTCGGGCGATCTCAAAGGGAATGAGAAAGATCACCGGTGTGATCGGGAATCAGAACGTTCTGTTCTTGATCCTGAACCAAATCAGGACGAAAATCGGCGTCATGTACGGAGATCCCACAACGACTCCAGGCGGCAAGGCAATTCCTTTCCATTCATCTGTTCGTATTAAATTGGGCGCGGGCCAGCAGATCCAAGACAAGGACAAGAACGTCATCGGCATTCATGTCTCTGCTAAGACAATTAAGAACAAGGTATCCGCACCCTTTAGAATCTGTAATTTTGAGATTCATTTTGGTGTGGGGATCAAAGAGCATGAGCAGATCTTTGACGTCTTGAGGAAGCACGGTAAGGAGATCATCGGCAATGAGGAGATATCTGTCTCCGGCACTGGCACGTGGAAGGTGCTCACTGTTCGAAATGTGAAGACTGATGATTTAGTGTTTGAGAAGAAGTTCTTCAAGACAGGCTTTAATGAGATCCTAAGGGATCCTGAGTACTCACCTTACTTGGATTCTCTGCTTGATAGGGCGATGATCAAGAAAATCAAAAATTCCACTGATATGATCGTGGATCCTGAGTCCTATGAGGAAGTGCGGGCGATTTCTCTAGAGTTGGAGGATAGCCTGGCAGACCCGGAGGCATGAGGTGCCAGACCGACCTGTTCTCATAGTAGATGGTCTAAATTTTTTTATTCGGCACTTTGTTGCCAATCCCAGCATAAGTGATCATGGACACCACATTGGTGGACTCGTCGGTTTTCTAAAGGGCCTCTGGCACCTCTGTGACAGGGTTTCTCCCTCGAGAATAGTCGTGGTCTGGGAGGGTGGGGGAAGCCCGCGTAGACGAGCGATTTATAAGAATTACAAGGATAAGCGAAGGCCTCAAAAGCTGAACAGATACTACGATGACGAGATACCCAACACAACACAAAACAGAAATAATCAGGTAACTAAGATAATCGAGATGTTGAAGTATGTTCCTGTCTCGCAGGTGTATGTGTCCGACTGTGAGGCCGATGATCTCATTGCGTATCTTACAAAATATACATTTAATGAGCAGCGGTGTGTGATAGTGTCGTCTGACAGGGACTTATATCAGCTGTTGTCCAAGCGGGTGATACAATGGTCCCCGGGCCAGAAGAAGTTCATCACCATCAAGACACTCATTGAGAAATTCGGAATTTCTGCCACTAATTTTTGTACCGCCCGGGCATTAATTGGTGACGGCTCTGACAAAATAGACGGTGTCCCCCGGGCGGGATTTGCGTCCCTAGCCAAGCGATTTCCAGAATTATCAGGAAATGATTTCATATCTGTGAGCGAGATGATCAATTTAGCTCATCAGAGAGTTCAGGATAAGAAACTGAAACTTTTTGAGAGCATAATAGAACACAAAAAAATTGCAATGAGAAACTGGAAGTTAATGTATTTAGATACAATGAATCTATCAGCCGACCAAGTTAAAAAAATGCAATATTCTATTGAAAATTCGCCCCCTACTGGGAATAAAATAGCACTAGTGAAACTGATGTTACAGGAAGGCATTTCTAATTTTGATATAGATACCTTCTATACGTCCTTGAATTCACGCTTGCAGGGCAATAGATGATAGACACAGAAACAACAGAATTTAGCTATAACACACCATATTTCAGTCAGTATGGAAAAGGTTTTCAGGAAAAGATATTTCAAAGTCTAATGACAGATAGGCAGTGGGCCTCTCAAATGGTGGAGATCATGGACACCACCTTTTTTGACGTTCGTTACCTAGAGTACCTCTGCGAGAAGTTTTTTGCCTATTTTCAAAAATACAAGTGTTTTCCGTCTCTGGGATTATTGGTCACAATCATAAGGGATGATTTATCACAAAATGATGATGTGATTCTGAGAGACCAAATCGTGCAATTTTTACACAGAATTAAGGCCAGTACCAATGTGGAGGATCTGGCGTTTGTGAAGGACAAGACCTTAGATTTTTGTCGCAAGCAAGCCTTCAAAGAAGCGCTTGAACAATCAGTAGACCTGATCCAGACAGAGAAGTTTGACAGTGTCCTGGATATCATGAAAAAGGCAGTATCTGTCGGGTTACCATCCAGTTCAGGACACGATTTTTTCGAGGATGCTGCGGCGAGGTTCGTGAAGGTTAATAGACAGGCTTGTCCCACTGGACTTCCTCGCCTAGACGCACGTGATGTGCTCCGCGGCGGTCTCGGCCGAGGCGAAATTGGAGTCATCACCGCCAACACGGGGAGCGGCAAGAGTCACTGGCTCGTCGCCATGGGCTCGAATGCGATGAGGGTGGGGAAAAATGTCCTACACTACACCTTTGAACTCTCAGAGCACGCGGTGGGCCTCCGATATGATTCTAATCTCTGCAATATTCCGGCCAATGATGTGCAGGATCATAAGGAAACTATACTACAGCAGTACACGGATATGAGTTTAGGAAGGCTCATAATCAAGGAGTACCCTACAGGAAGTGCTTCGTCGATAACGATTAGAAATCATATTGAAAAGTTGATGTTGAAAGGTTTTACACCCGCTGTGATTATCATCGACTACGCGGATATCATGCGCTCCACCAGGCGTTGTGAGTCATTGCGTCATGAGTTAAAATTAGTGTATGAAGAATTGAGGAATATGGCCATGGAATTGGATGTGCCAATCTGGACTGCCTCACAGGCAAATAGAGACTCTGCGAACTCTGATATTGTTGGTTTGGAGAACATGGCTGAGGCATACGGCAAGGCGATGGTGGCAGATGTTGTCATTTCCCTATCTAGAAGAGCCATGGAAAAATCAAATGGGTCTGGTCGACTTTTTGTTGCAAAAAATAGGGCTGGAAAGGATGGGTTAGTTTTTCCTATTCACATTGACACATCTAGAAGTACATTTGAAATCTTAGATGAGAGTGTTCTGTCACTGGAAGAGGCTGTTAAACAGACCGATTCTGAAATGAAGGATATATTGAGGAAAAAGTGGAGAGAGGTAAATGAAAGTCACGATGATTAATATTAGTCTAACTGAGCGCGCCGCGGAGGTTCTACATGCCATGGGAATAACTCCTGAGATGTATGGGCCGGCTTACAATGGCGAGTCAGTGGGCCTAGATCTCTATAATTGTGGCGACGAGAAAATAATTCCCGGACGAACTAAATGGTCAGTTTTCGGTGAGCCTTCTGTTATGATTTCTACCGGTGTAAGAATAAATGTACCCGCGGGCCATGTGGCCTTGATCAAGGAGAGGAGTAGTATCTTAAAGACCGGCCTGGTGACCCGAGCAGGTGTCATAGATCCTGGTTACACGGGAGAGATTTTTGTCAATCTTATTAACGTGGGTGAGAGAGAAACAGTTGTTCAATCGGGCGCGCCCCTGCCTGTACAGCTCGTAGTTGTGCCGTGTCGTACAGAGTTTAAAGTGATAAGTAATTTAGAATTTTTGGAAGAGACCAACGAGCATCAGCGCCAGGTAGGGAGTCTTGGAAGTTCTGAACAGTTCGTCCGTCTACCCGTACAGGATAGCGCTACGACGGATGATAGAGTGAACGATTAGACTGGGAGAAGTAGGTAAATGTCAGAGAGTTTTGACAGGGCTCGTGAGGAGAGTTTAGAATATTTTTCGGGTGATGAACTAGCAGCCTCGGTTTTTTCAACCAAGTATGCCCTACAAGATGAAGAGGGGAACTTTTTAGAGACAAACCCCGACCAGATGCACCACCGCCTCGCCCGGGAATTCGCCCGTATTGAGAGGAAGTATGATAATCCAATGTGTGAGAAGACGATCTATAATCTCTTCAAGGATTTCAAGTATGTAGTCCCTCAGGGTTCGCCCATGTCAGGAATCGGTAATACCTACCAGATTCAGTCCCTTTCCAATTGTTTTGTGGTTGACTCACCCCAGGATTCTTATGGGGGGATTCTCAAGACCGACCAGGAGCAGGTGCAGATCATGAAGCGCCGCGGCGGTGTCGGTTTTGATATCTCGTCCATCCGACCACAGGGCTTACGCACTTCCAATGCTGCCAAGACCACTGATGGCATCGGGGTATTCATGGAGAGGTTCTCTAATTCTTGTCGTGAGGTCGCCCAGGGCGGTCGGCGCGGCGCGCTGATGCTCACTCTTTCTGTACATCATCCTGATATTCGCACCTTCATTCATATCAAGCGTGATCTTAAGAAGGTCACGGGCGCGAATATCTCTGTTCGTTTAACTGACGAGTTCATGGATGCAGTATCGAAAGATGTGAATTTCGAACTTCGTTTTCCAGCAGATCCAGATGCTGATCGTATAACCTCAGAGATGGTCCCAGCACGCAAGTTATGGAATGAAATCATTGAATCCGCACACGCCTCAGCTGAGCCGGGGCTGCTCTTTTGGGATAATGTGCTTAATTACACACCGGCACAGATCTACAAGGACGATGGATTTAACACTATATCCACCAATCCATGTTCGGAAATAACACTCTCAGCATATGATAGTTGTAGACTTCTCCTTCTTAACCTCACGTCCTTTGTGATCAGTCCTTTCACGAGGAATGCCAAGTTTGATTATAAGAGCTTCGCTGAAAAAACAATGCAGGCACAACGATTAATGGATGATCTCGTTGATCTAGAGATTGAGTGTGTAGATAAAATTCTTCAAAAAATTATGTCTGATCCAGAGGATCAGGCTGTAAAACGAACTGAGGTTGACCTCTGGAAGAAAATCCGCCATGCTGCCCTGCAAGGCCGAAGAACAGGTTTAGGGGTGACAGGCTTAGGCGACACACTGGCGATGATAGGATTGAAATATGGCTCTAAGAAGAGTATCAGTGAGACAGAGTCGATTTATAAACAGCTGGCCCTGTCTGCCTATAAGTCCTCCTGTTATCTTGCTCGTGAGCGAGGGGCATTTCCTGTGTACGACTTTCAAAAGGAGGAGGGGAACCCTTTCATGGAGCGGCTCTTTCGAGCGTCCTCAGAGCTGCGGCATTTACATAGAACACATGGAAGGCGAAATATTGCACTAACTACCACAGCACCATGTGGAAGTGTCTCTACACTAACACAGACAACTTCTGGCATCGAGCCGGCCTTCATGCTCAAATATACACGACGTAAAAAGATTAATCTCAACGAGACAGACGCTAACATTGATTTTATTGACGACTTAGGCGACAAGTGGCAGGAGTTTGATGTTTACCATCACGGAGTCAGAAAGTGGATGGACGTGACCGGGGAAACTGAGATTGAGAAAAGCCCATATGCTGGCGCAACGGCAAATGAGATTGATTGGGAGGCTGCGGTTGATCTTCAGGCAGCAGCTCAGAAGTGGGTGTGTCATGCCATTAGCAAGACCATCAATTTACCCAGTGATGTATCAGCCGAGGATGTCAAGAATATCTACTGGCGAGGGTGGGAACAGGGGTTGAAAGGTGTTACAGTATATCGTGATGGCTGTCGCTCCGGTGTGTTAGTGGCTGACTCAGATAAGGCAGATTCTCGACAATTCAAACTGCATAAGGCACCCAAACGACCCAAGTCACTAGATTGCGAAATCCACCATACGACAGTCAAAGGAGAGGATTGGACGATCTTGGTGGGTCTGATGGACGGGCGCCCATACGAGATCATGGGAGGCTTGCGGCAATATATCGAAATACCCAGAAAATACAAATTCGGTGAGCTGATAAAGATTCCGTATAAAACTAAGGATTCACGTTACGATCTAGTGGTTGGAAATAGCGGTGATCAATTGATTGTGAAGGACATCGTGAAGATGTTCGACAATCCTAATCACTCCGCCTTTACAAGAACCATTTCCCTGGCACTTCGACACGGAGCACATATCCAATATGCGGTGGAACAACTTCAGAAGGATAGGGAGGCGGACATGTTTTCTTTTGCAAAAGTCACAGCAAGAGTTCTGAAGAAGTACATTGCAAACGGCACCAAAGTTAGCATGCATGTTTGTGAAAATTGCAGCTTAGAGAATTCTCTAATTTATCAAGAGGGTTGTGCTATGTGCACATCTTGTGGTCACGGTAAGTGTGGTTAAGCGGGCAGAAGAATAGAGGGGAATGAAGCACAAGGTCAAAATATCTCCTCTCATTAAAGAGGTGGAGCTAAGAGTTAAGCCAGTAGTTATCAGAGTCAATAAGTTTGATGAAGATTCCTCAAAAAAATTTGCGGAAGAGATGGCACAAGGACACAATACAGGGCAGGATGTTATCCCTGTAGTGATTGATTCCTATGGAGGCCAGGTCTACTCGTTAATGGCTATGATTGCTGCCATTCGGGACGCAGAGGTTCCAGTGGCGACTATTGTTGAGGGAAAGGCGATGTCATGCGGTGCTGTTCTCTTCTCGTTTGGCGACGAAGGAATGAGATACATGGATCCGAGCGCAACTCTGATGATTCATGATGTGTCTTCCATGGAGCACGGCAAGGTTGAGGAGATCAAGGCCTCGGCGGAGGAGACTGAACGCTTGAATCAGATCGTCTATAAGATGATGGCCCAAAATTGTAATCGGACAGAGAATTATTTTTTGGATCTGGTTCACAAAAAAGGACATGCTGATTGGTTTTTAGACGCTAAAACAGCTAAGCGTCATCGTCTTGCGAACCACCTACGGCTCCCCACGCTGAATATTGATGTAAGCGTGAAATTTGAGACAGTTTAAGCATCGTGAAAAGAATTGAACTATTTGATGACGGCATCGGCGCAGTTGAATATATTCAGCACATGGGTGATGACCTCACCGTTGTCAATGCTGCTCGAGTGAGTTTTGGAGTTGAGAAAAGAGAATTAGATGGGAAGGACAAGAATCTCATAAAATATCTTATCAAGCATCAACACACCTCGACCCTAGAACATAATATTGTCACATTTAAGTTCACTGTTCCGCTGTTTATCAGGTCCCAACACCATAGACACAGAACGTGGTCCTATAATGAGATTTCCAGAAGATACACAGATGTTGACCTCCGATGCTATGAACCAACGAGATTTCGAAGGCAAAGTGAGTCTAACAAGCAAGCATCCACTGATGAGACTTTTGTGCCGTTTATTAGGAGTCGACTAGACTATGCCACTAGTTTGGTCAAGAAGCACCATAGACGTTCATTTAAACTCTATGAAAAGCTGATCAATGCCGGTGTGTGCAGGGAGCAAGCGAGAGGGGTGTTGCCACAAAATCTCTATACTGAGTACTACGGAACAACGAATCTTAACAACTTACTCAAGTTCATTGATTTGAGAATTCATAAAGGCGCGCAGTGGGAAATACAAAAAGTTGCTGAGGCATGCCTAGTTATTGCTGAGACACTTTGGCCCATCACGGTTAAGGCGTATATGGATAACAAATGAAAGAGAGCGTTAAAGTTCGTGGTTATATGAAACCCGTGGATGCGTTTCACACACTTGATGTGTGGGAAGATGTTGTCCATCGCCTGCTGGATCTACAACATGAGGGTGTGGACACCAGGGGAGGAATAGACAACGACCAGCGACTTCTTGACATACTCGAGCAGTACTTTAGCTATCAGCTCAATGTTGAAGTTGAGCGTTGGGATTTATTGACTGAAAAGAATGTGCTTGACTTCATTGAGGATTTCGTCAATCACCGCTTCTGGGGATTTGAGAAGGAGTATGGGCACTACTTTCCTGATATCAAGAAACTTAGATTCGCCTTCTTCTATTCTCGTGGGGACATGGAACCCTATGTAATGTTGGACGATGAGTACACGACCCAGATCTATGGGTCAACGTACAATCCCAAGTTACTTTGTCACTATACTACATCAACCAGCGCGGAACGCCTGACGTCCGCAATACATCGTGGAATAGAATACGACATTTCCAGCTTTACGGTGATGGAACGGCCTTTCTTTCGATCAGAATCCAATGTTCTAGTCAAGTTCATCGGCAATGTTAGGGCCGGTTTTCGGAGTGACATCAAGTCAATGGCTCTTGATAACGGCCGCCGGGCTTGCAACATGTATCGTTTGGAATATCCCGGACATGACGTTAGTAATATCTGTTATGAATTGGACTCGTGCGATGGCAGTGTGAGGACCAGTCTGTGGAATGAGTATATTGCCACTCCAATAGAAATAGTCTCAATTGAGCCTAGGTTATAAATCTAAACTTATCCGGCTAAATTTATTTATGACATTCTCTAAGTACGATTGGGTGCCACCCAAGTCTCCGGTGGGCATGCTCCAGGAGGATCTATGGCCCGATGAGTGGAAAATTCTCATCGCGTGTCTCTTGCACAATTTGACCACACGAAGGCAGGTAGACAAAGTCTATCAACACCTTTTTCAGAAGTACCCTACACCCAAGGCCATGGCGTCAGCCAATGAGAACGAACTCTCTGAGATGATTCAGTCCCTGGGGATGCAGAATAGAAGAACTAAAACGTTGAAACAATTTAGTCAGGAGTATCTGGAGAAACCCTGGAAGGATGTCATCGAGCTCTACGGCTGCGGGAAGTACGCTGATGACTGTCATAAGACTTTCTGTACAGGTCAGTGGCGGGAGGTCCAACCGAGCGATCATGCGCTTAACCGTTATCACGACTGGCTTGTCGAGTCCCAGGGAGGCATCTAAATTGCCCGAGGGCCCGGAAGTCAGGCGGATGGGACATGACCTCTCTGAGCAGATCTCGGGGGAGGTGCTAGAGAGTGTGTCAATTCTTTCCGGTCGTTACACCAAGAATCTACCTGCGGGATGGGAGACCGTTTGTGAGAATCTTCCGATGAAAATAGTAGGGCCAGGTGTTCATGGAAAATTTTTGTATATCTTAACAGACAAGGGGGTCAATATTTGGTCAACGTTAGGAATGACGGGTCAGTGGAGTAGCACTCGAACCAAACACAGCCGAATCTCATTCTCTATGAGATCGGGAACCACAGTGTTCTTTAATGACCAGCGGAACTTTGGAACGATCAAGTTTGTCTATGGTGGATATGCGCTGCAACAAAAGTTTCAAAAAATGGGTCCGGACATGTTCTCTGATGAGACAACTAGTAAAATATTTATTGAGAGAATTCGTAAGAAGGACAAGTGGAACATCACGAAGGTATTAATGAATCAGTCTGTCCTCGCCGGTATTGGGAATTACATCAAGGCAGAGGCCTTATGGCTCTCCGGAATAAGCCCACTCCAAAGCGCGAGTGACATTACAGATTTTGATTTAGTGCTGCTCCACCAAGCTATCAAGGATGTCATGATGACCTCGTACGAGCAAGGCGGCGCAACCTTTCTAACACATAAAAATTTCTCAGGAGAGCCGGGAGATTACTCAAGTAATTTTCTTTGTTATAATAGAAAAATTGATGCTGAGGGTCATAGAGTTGTCAAGACCCC